TTCCTCTTGTAGTTGTTGTGCATAATTATATGCACTATCTTTAGCTCTTTCTTCCTCTCTTAACCGTCTAGTAAGATTGGATATACGTTTTTTAACTCTCTCTGAGTAATCACCAAGTTCACTATCACCTTGTGATTCCTCCTCTGATTGAGCTTCGACAACCTCTGGTTCACCATCTTGAGAACTAGGGGCTGGTTCAGATACATCTTCCGAAGGGATTTCTACAACCTCCCCTTCTTCGATATTATTTTCTATTTCTTCAGCACTCATTTTTACTCCTATACTGCAACGATGTCAGTAGGGTCGTGTATTGTTGCTATAACTTCATCATCATTTATGATTCTACATTCTGCATCATCACCAAGTTTGAATCTAGCACCAGCATAACGGCCTATCAACACCCATTGTTTTTCACTACACCATTTCTCTCCAGAAAATCTTTTGTCTTTATAACATAACGGTCCCATTTTTACTACATATGCACATACGGTCGCTAATGTTTCTCTATCTACAGCAGACTGTAACAAGTGTATGCCACCTTTAGACACACCTAAGCCAGCAAAAGGTAATATTAGCATACGCCAACCAGTAGGTTGTGGCATTCTCTCTATTACACTTTTATCTAATAAACTTGGATCTAGGACTCTTGATTGTTCGGGTACATATGCTTGGTCAAGCTCTTCCCCTGTTTTTTCGTTTTCGACTTCTATTTGTTTTGCAACGTGATTAGGTACTATTACCTTGTTGTTCGTCTTCTTGGTCATCTTGTATTACTCTTCCCAGCAGTTCTCTAAGTTCCATCTCTACGTCAACCAGAGAACTGTAACGTCCACGCAGATATTCATATTGCGCCATGTCTTTGACACCCGCAAGTAACGTATCTTTCACGTCTTCTTTTCTCTCTCGAATATGTTTGGTCAGTTTATCCCTAACCCAGATTACGGACATTAATAAATACCAGAGAACTTAGTACCGTATTCTGCGATACCAACTCCTTTTGATTTACCTTTACCCATACCTGGCTTTGGATTTACATCAGCAACAAAACTCTCTTTTTTTGAATAAGAAAGATTACCCTTATTAGAGTAGCCTTGTTTATTATTTAAAATTTTCTGTTCTTTAGCCATTTTTTAAATTATTACACTATTTGTTGTATTTGTTAAGTAAATCTTGGATTTTTAATTGTTTCTGTTGATCTAGTCTTACCCTAGCTGTATCGTCTTTCATCTCAGCAATATCCTCTTGTGTAGCTATTCTTTCTCTGTCAATTTTGTCTTGTCGCGCCGCTTCTTCTATTTTTCTTTTTTGATCTGCTGCAAATTGTTGTTGCTCTTGTGCAAGTTCTTGACCTTTAAGAGCTATTTCTTGTCTCTTCAAAGTAATCAAAGGATCTTCATCACTAGGTGCTGATATTTTTTGGCTGTACTCTGCTACTAACTCTGCAAGTATTGGGGAAGAAAATTGTGCTACAAGTTCATCACTTTGTATTTTTAAGAGATTAGCATCTTCTGGACTTGCTTGTTGCATTTGTTGATTTATTTGATCGTATTGATTTTTAACCTCTGGTGGCATTTGTTCTATTGCTAAATTATCTGCTTTCATTTGTAAATGTTGCATTATATGTGCATGTATTGTTGCTTGTACTTGTGCATTTGATTGAACTGGTGGTGTGTTGAATAAACTCATATGTATAGCTATATGCGCATCATGATTCTGTTGTGGAAATGCTGTTTGAGGCATACCCATCATTAACCCATTATTTTCCATACCAGCTTCCATGGGTTGAGGGTCAGTAGGTGGAGGTGGTATTAAGAGTTGTTCAATATTATCTACACCTATAGCAGCATACATTCTTCTATAAGATTCATATACACCATTAGGACCATGTATATCTGGATTTGATTGCACTAATGCCATCATCTCTTGTGCCATAGCTATTCTTTGCGAAGTGCTAAATATATCTGGGTTAGATACAGGGAACACATCCACTCTATCATCAAAATCACTCGCTTTTACATTTTTAGAACCCTTTGCAGTAGCATAAGGATAATCTTGTGGTAAATATTCTTGAAAAACTCTTGATAGGATTGCAAATTCTTTTTTTTGTGAATTGTGTAATCTTTTATGTATTGCAGAAAGAACTTTTGTTGATCTTTCTAACAATGCCATAGTGGTACCAACTGGAGCTTGTGAATTTCCTTGACCAGTATTTATTTCCGCAATAGAGGCAAATGTTTTACCCGAATCTACCAATATTCCTAACAAATTAAGTAGTGTACCACTTGGCTCTTTAAAGGGTAGGGGTTGTATAGATTCTCGTAATGAACCTCCGGGGGCATCCACATCTCTGAATTCTCCAGGCTGAATAGGGGTGTCTTCATCCCTAATTCTAATACCTCTTGTCTTAAAACCAGCAGGAAGGTTAGACAGGGTACCTGCATCAATCAACTGCCTCATAATAGAAGTGGATGCCTTTGATAAGCCACCTATCATATGAGTTAGTCCAAAACCATAAAAACCTAAACCTGGGAGAAATTTAAAATGCACGAAATACTCTATTTTTTTTCTTAGAGGATCATCTTCATTGTAGTTTCTTCTGATTGATAATATATTGTTAGAATTAGAGTCTATTGTGACAATGTAGGGTAATTTAACACCAGTACTCTCTCCCTCAACATCAGAGTCTTCAAAACCATCTAGATCTAAATTACAATGTATTTCATACAATACTGCAACTTCACTATCATCATTTCTAGATTCTATACCAGTTAATTTTTCTATTTCATCTTCGACATTACCATACTGTGATTCGTTTCCATACTGAACATCTACTTTTCGATAAAATCCCATAGCTTGTAATTTTCTAACTTCATTTTCTGGCATTTTAATTACATGTGTAATACGGTTGCAAGAGTCTAGATCAGTTGTGTAATATGGAACTATCAAATCCTCTGGAGCTACAAACTTAGATACTGCTCTGCCTAAAGTCTCATCATAATAAATTTTTTTGAACGCTGAACCTGCAAGAGGCAGATAAAATAAAAGTTGATCTAACTCGTGGTCATATTCTTGCATCTCATGAACTATTTGATAATTCATAAATTCAGATACTCTTTGAGCTTGTGTTTCTAACTCTGGACTATAGTCTCCAACTATTTGTGTTTTTACTGGACCGTTAGCTGGTAACAATTCTTTATATGCTTGTGCTTGAAAGCTAGTTACTGCTTCTCCGAGCAAGGGGTGTATAACACCAGATGCTCCCTCAAAAGGCTCTGACCTATCTTCATCAAACTTCATACCTAGATATTTCAAGCCATCTGTATAAGTTTTTTCCCAATCTTTACGAGATGATTTGTCTTTTTCTATAGACGCAACTAAATCATTTGCAATATTTAATAATTCATCTTCCTCTACACTTTCAGCCAGATTGCCGTCAAAACTATCATCTATTACTTCTTCTTCTTCACCAAGGACTGCACTTCCGTCTTCTAGCAGAGTAAAACCATCTGGGGATGGCTCATTTTCAATGTTAATTATTTCATCAAACTGTTTTTCATTGTCAGTTTTAGGTTGATTTGGATTTACCTCTATAGGTTCTTGTCTTTCTATTGCCATTTTAGTGTATCGTCTCGTTAGTGTTAATCTCTAAATTAGCTAAAGGAAACATCTCTCCAACTAATTTTAAATTTAAATCTTTTGCTTGTCGATCAGCAGATTCCAAACTATCTGCCATAATTACGGGACCTTCAACATAGTTACCATCTTTCTCATATTCGGTCATGTAAAATTGAATCATTTTAATAGTATATCCTCTTAATGGGTGCCTTTGCATCTTCCTCATAGTCATCAGATAGGGAAACTAAACCACCTTCTCTAAACCGCATTAAGGCTTGAGTCATTGTATCACACAAATCATCATGTGCACCAAAGGGAAAACTGGCACATTCTTCTATCATGTCTTCAGCAAATTTTCTTTGAGGAGCCCACACTAAGCCAGATTCAAAAATTGGTGCTACCGAATGCATTCTTGAATGTTTGTCATGCCCCCTAGATGGTGAATAATTTACTACTGGTATTCCTAATCTTCGTAATTCTTGTGTAAGTGGTGTTCCAGAAGCCTTAGCCTCTATTAAAACCATATCTGGATCCCAATACTTGTATTCATCTTGAGCTATCTTTTTTAGATCTGGAAAGTCCCATCGACCTCTTTGGCAATCTAATAAAATGATAGAGTCTGGTTCATCTTCGCTGGGTCTAAATACACCCCAAGTAGATATTGCAGAAAAATCGGCAGTTTGTTTTTTGCTGTAAGCAGTATCATAAGATTGAATAATATATTGAACCGCTGGCAGTTGTTCATGAGCCCACTCTTGCCACCATTCTCTTTTGATTATAGAACCCTCCTCAGCAGTTGGTGTTTGCATCCATTGTGCGTTCCATTTCATAGTAGGCAAAGATGCTTTGACTTTTTTTAACTCATCGATAGGCCAAAACTCTGGCCATAGTGGCTTGTCTGTTTCTTCAAAGATAGCAGGAAACTCTATAACTTCCCATTGATCTGCTAAAGGTTCTTTTTGTGCATTTAAAAGTTTGGCAGTTAAATCAATATTACTCCATCTAGTCATGACTAAGACGATAGCCCCTTTTGGTTGTAACCTTTGTCGAGGTCCAGAAGTGTACCACTCCCAACATGCTTCCATTTGTGTTAAAGAAAGTGCATCTTGTTCTGAATGAGGGTCGTCAATAATTAACAAGTCTGCACCACGACCAGTTATAGCCCCACCTACACCCGCAGCAAAATACTCACCACCTTTGTTTGTTTCCCAACGACCAGCAGATTTAGAATCGGCAGACAAAGAAACATCTGGAAATATTTTAGTGTAGTCTTCACTATCCATTAAGTTTCTTACTTTACGACCAAATCGTACTGCTAATTCACCTGTATGAGTAGTCTGCATTATTTTTTTGTTAGGTGTTCGACCCATAATCCAAGCGGGAAAATAAGTTGAGGCAAACTCTGATTTAGTATGTCTTGGCGGCATGTTAACAATTAATCTGTTAATTTTGCCAGTAGCTATATCTTCTAATTTTTGGGCAAATATTTTGTGATGTCTGCCACAAATAAATTCTGGCCATATATTGTTAATAAAATCTAAGAACTTATCTTGGCATACTTCTTGTTTTTTTAGATTGGCTAACCTCTCCTGTAAAAGATAAGCCTCTCTCAACTCACTATCTGAAAGATTTGTTAAATTCATAATTCTGCTAACATATCATCTATAGAAACAAAACCACCCTCTTTAAATGCTGGTATTCTTTTGCCTTCTGCTAAAGCCTTTCTTATTGGATCAAGATCAAATTGGTACAAGTTAGCCGAAGGTAAATCAGCTACGTCAAACAAAAATGCAGTTGATCTTATACCTTTCTTAATTAGATTTTCAGACGCTTCACTTAGATTATCTTTGAATGCTTTGTCGGTAAGAGGGAGCTCTTTGGAATCTAACTGAGCCAGATTTTCTAAAAACCCTTCTATTTCTTCTCCTCGACCTAATTTAGCAGCTGCTTTGTATTCAGAAGGAGTTAAAAACTTTTTAGCAGGATATGCTTGATCTAAACCTTGGTATCCAGAAAACTGGTAAACTGGTTCTATTCGTACATATTCATCTGGGTCTAGACCTAATTCCCTATAAATTTTAAGCATTTCATCATAAATGGCTTTGTATTCTCTAGCGACAGTAGCACTAGGAATTTCATTTGCTTTTGGTAACACATCGTAGTACTTTACGTTTGTCGTGCTACTCAAATCATTAACAAGTTTTCTTGTAGGAAATTTATGTTGTTGTGTATTTGAACCTTTAACATAAGGATCTGGATCAGTTATTGTTAATTCTTCACCTTTTTTCGTTAACGGTATGTTGTCTTGTGTGGCAGCTTTGTTAATACCCTTTTTACTTATTTCAGCTAATCTTTTTATTGTTGCCTCTGAGTTTGCATATAGGTTCGGACTTATAGAATATTCGACCACACCCCCTTCACTAGAAATATTTGGATTTAACCCATCTCTTACTGCATAGTAATTTTTTCTATTTGCAATTCTTTTTGCACCTTCGGACATTTCGTCAGTATTAATAAGCGTTTTACCTTTACCTTTTATAGCCTTAACTCCATCTTGAAAGGGGCTTATAAAATCCTCATCAATTAATCCTGCTTTGATAAATTTATCTATACCCGTTCCACTAAATAAAGAGCCAGCTCCAGCTTCTACTTTAGCTTTAGCAACATCTAATTTTTGCCCTGCGTCTGTTATTTTACTAAGTTTTCTTCTTTCGGATTCTTTTATAAAAAATTTTTCCTCTCTTGTTAAATTTATTTTTTCGGCTGGTTGTGTGCCTATCATCTTTGGGTTTGGATTATTTACTACAAGACTTTGTAAAGTTTCATCATCTGCTTTTCTTATATCATCTATACTGGTGCCCTCTTTCAATATAAAATCATCAAACAATAAATCTTCACCCCGGAACAAATTTATGTCTTTGTTTTGTGCCTTAGCTTGGTCGTTGTAATTATCTACATACCTTTTTAAATCTTGTACTTTTGTATCAAAACCTTTGCCTACAGTAGGAATATAGTGTGGGTTGCCAAACCCCTCTCCTTCGCCCAACATAGAATTTCTTTTACGTCTTAATTCTGCTATATTTGCTGTTCTATCTGATTGTAATCTGCTCAGTTGTACGCTATCGTATTCTGGAACAAATCTAAACCCATCAAAAGCATAAGGTCTATCTAATTCTGGATCATTTGTAGCTTTGTTGTAATGCACATTATTTGTTCCTAGCCTCATATCTCCGTAGTTTTTTCCATCAGCATTTTTGACATAATAAAGATTAGCAAAACCATCCCCCTCAGAACGACCTGCAACACCTCTAAAAAAAGCGTCCCTAGCTGTATCTGATGCATTATTAGCTATTTCTCTATTGACTGGAACAGACCTTAATGTGCCCGGCTGTTTACTAGCCATATATTGATTCAATCCTTCTGGTGTAACTCTATCTAAATTAGCTCTAAAGTAATTTGTAAGATCTGGGTGTAAGTCACCATTCTTAGTGATGACATTCAACATTTCTAACTCACCTAATTTACCGGGGACTTTTTTCTTTAAGTCAGAAACTAAGTTACCTAATTTTTTTGGCTTGTTAGGAAATTCAGATAACGCTTTCCTGCTAGGTGATATTAGACCTACTGGATTATCAAATGTTTCTATTCGTCCATCTCCACCAACTCTATCTAGATCAATAGGCACACCATCCATATCAAGAAAAGGTTTGGATCGTGTATCAAAATATTCAAATTCACTATCCTTTATGACAGGTAAAGATGAACCACCGCCCCCTGGTATGCTGTCACCAACTTTGGCAAATCTTGTGAGTCCTCTAGCAACTCTAGGTATTGCACCTATAACTGGTAGAGTTCCCAAACCAGCAAGACCTTGTAATAGTCTGTTGCCCAAACCACCAAGCCTATCGTCTTGCGCAAATCTCTCTTCTGCTCTCTTACCAAATTCACCTACCTCGAAAGCAGCAAGTCCCTCACCTACAACTGGTGTGACACTTATACCTAATTGTTCTTTGATTGGTAACTCTTCAAAAAGTCTATAGGCTTCCCTATTTTTACCTTCTGATATGAGTTGTTGGATTTTTATTTGCTTTGCAGCGATACTTGCTAACTCTTGCTGACTTCTCATACATCAGAGTATAACAGACTACATCATCTCTAGACTAGATGCAGGTCTAAATTCTATTGATTGCTCAGATATTTTTACACCACCCTCTTCTGTTGGCTCGACTTCACCTTCTTGTTTATTTAATTGTTCGTCTATCAATAGCTTTAGTTGTTCCATTTCATTTTCGGATAAGTCATCATCCATAAATTGATCTATAAGTGCGACTCCAGCGGCTCCTATTCCCGCACCTGCTAGTCCTTGTGGACTAATTTTGAAAGGATTCATCATGAGTCCTCTACCTACTTTACGAAGTCCGCCTAAACCTTTTTGTAATAATGATGGTGGCATTCTTTTTTGTTGCATTACATCTAAATAATTTTTCAGTTTTATTAACTGTTGTCTATCCATTTTTGAAACACCCTCACCAAACAAATCTTTTGGTACATCTTTTATAAGTCTTCTAGCTATTTCTTCATTATCAAAACCTATATTTGCTAAATGTTTTGCTGCTTCTTGTGCGCTTTTTGCACCCCCTACTCCTAGAAACCCACCTTCTGCCATTTGAGGTAAAGCACCTGGATTATTGAAATCTGGCATAGGTGAACCTTGATTTAAAAGATATGAATATTTGTCTATTAATTCTTGTGCTCTGTCAATATCATAATCATAAACAGAAAATCCTGTTTCACCAGATAAAACTCTTTTTAGTAAAGCAGCCTCACGATCGTCTGTTTCTCCCCTATAATTTTTAGATCTTAAATCAGCTATTTGGTTTTCTAAAAGTTGGGCTTGTGTTTCATTTGCAACACTAAAAGGTTCTGCTCTTAATTTTTCGATTTGATTTTTTAGATTTTGCATCTCATTTGAATAATTTTTTTGTGACTCTTGTATAATTAAATCAAGTACATTCAAGACTGGAGCATTTCTTTGTGATAAAGGAATATCCACACCCTCTGGTCCAAAACTTGAAGTAGCAATATCTCTACCTAAAGGTAAGTCTTCAACCTCACCTCCTCCTGCAAGTTGTAATGGTTTTCTAAATCTTGGACCTCTATCTAATTCTGGTGGCACATACGCATCTCGTGGAAAAGTATATTGCTTTAATCTTGATTCATCACCATAAAAGTCTATAAGTTCATCAACATCATAAAGCTCACCTTCAAACATAAAGTTTTCATCACCTCTTAATTGAGCAGCAAATAAAGCATCTTGCAATCTTAGCTGTAAAGGTCCTCTGCCTTTGCCTTGGAATTCCTCATCAGAACCGAACAGCGGCAAAGCAACTTCATCAGCTAAAAAATCACCTAACTGTTGACCATCAGGAAGATAATCACTTACTACTCCTAATGGCCTAAATCTTGGGTCTTGATATGACGGAAATCTTCCAAGCGTGTCTCTAACATCCTCATCTGTAAGAGCGGCACCAAGTAATGTTGCTATTCCTAGAAGACCACCTCCCATACCTCTAGATAAGGGTATACCTTTAGTTCTAAGCTCTTTTGCTTTTTGCAGGTCTTTTGGAGAGACGCCAAAATTTCTTCTAGGGTCGCCCTTAGGTAACATCATCCTAGCCATATCCTTACCATACACTTTTATTCTTCTAGCACGTTGTTCTTTATTGAATGGATTACTCATGCTTTGTATTTTATCAAGAGCATCTTCCTCTGAAAAACCTTGTTCAATTAGGGCGTCTATTAAATCTTTTTCTACTTTTGAGAGTTCTGCACTTTTCATTAATTTTTTTAACAAGTCTGCAGGACCACCCTCAGAAAACATAAGAGCGTTCGGTAAACCTTGACTAAAAGGTTTGTTGATGGAGCCAATAGGTATTGTTGGTTGCATTACTGCACCACCTATCATGTTACGGGGCATATTCTCTAACGGCATTTTAGCCCGCATATTTTGTGCCTGACCAAATCTATCAGACATATTCAAAGCCTGTTGAGCAGCTTTCCTAGTCATAGTGCCGCCTTTTCTGTTTATATTTTCAGTTAGCTGACTAAAAATGCCCATTAAATATTCAGTCCTAAATTATCCTCTGATAGTAAAAGTTGTTCTGCGAATTGTAATTCTTCTAAAGTTATACCTAGTTCAGCAAGAAAAGCCTCTATTTCTTCGTCACTTGCACCTTGAGCTTTTAGTTGTTCAATAACTTGAACAATTTGCAACATAGCCTGTTTAGCATTTTCTTTTTCTTCCATACTTAAGCTATCTATTTCTGCCTGTATAGAACTAGCATCCATACTTTGTTGTGGCATTTGCTCCATAGGCATCATAGGGCTTTGTTCCATAGGCATTGGAGGACTCATAGGCATACTTGGTTGTACTGGCTGTCCTAAGCCTTCGAGATTATCTACCTCGTTCATAGGTTGATTCATTGGTTCTTCCATTTTTATTCCTTTAACACTAGATTTGTTTAGTTAATATTATCCTCTAGTTGTATGTAAGAGAGTATACTATTTATTCGTTTAAATCTAGAGTTTCACTTTGTAAAAAAATTTATCTATACATAAAATCTATAGGTATAGATACGCATTTACGACAAACAAAAAGGACAAAGTGAAAAATATATATACCCTTCGCTATAGGGACCCATTCTAAAAAGTAACCTTTTTGTATGAGTGATATATTGTGCTAGCCTGCATGTGTAGTATACGCCGTAGGCGTAGGGGGCCCCAACTTTTTTCGTATTTTTGTTACATCTCCCGAATCCTGCGGGAAAGAATCCTAAATTTATAGCAAAAAAAAAGGGCAACCGAAGTTGCCCAAGCACGTTACGAGGGGTCGTGCTAATCGTCGTTGTTGTTGTCGGTCGATTGACCTAGCAAAGATTCGTCATGCAACCAACCACCATATCGCTGACCTGCGAATGTGTTGGCACTTACACCATGACTATTCAATCTTTCGGATATGTCTGCAACGTTTACAGTTCTATCCCTAATTATTTGCACGTCGTTAACGCTAAGTTGTTTTAGGTCTGTTTCGTGACCTAACAAAATAACATTCCCCTCGTCGTCCTCTATTCTAAATCGTATTTTCATACTCCCTCCTAGTTACTAAGTAGTATACACAAAAAGTAACTATAAGCAAGAACTTTTTTTAGCAAACTAACTCAGTCAATCTGCAGGTCAGAGGAAGCCTGAAGACCAAATGTGTTTACTGCGTATAGCTTTACTTAATGTGTTCTTCAAAAAAACACTACCGACGCATCCGACCGACTCAATCATGCCGCCCAATTTCCGACAAGATGGCCATTACTATTAAGACAAAAGCCACGAAAAATTCTAACACTTGAATAATTCCTCGTAACTTTCGGTTATGGCTTCGGCCTCTTCATGTGGTATTGCACTTGTTATGCTTTCGCTACCCCAATAACCTTCAACTTCATTATAAAAAGTATTAATGTAAATATTAGGGCCACCACCTGCGACCATCAGTCGCACACCTCGTAATTCTTTGTTTATATCACTAATAAACATTACGTCGTAAATCTCATTTTCAGAGCCATACTGATATTTACCATCAGCTACCGCTCGAGCATAATCTTGAACTAAATCTAATAAATCTTTCATACTACAGATAGTAACCTCTAAAGAACCAAATGTCAACAATTAGTAAACATTTAGTTCCAACCCCCTGGAGCTCCTGGGACTCCGTTATTTTGTGTTTTCTATTTGTGTTTAATATGGTCGTAGACCAAAAATTTATCTTAAAAGTGTAAGCCGACGCATAACGCCGACTACACACCTGCGGTACTTTAATGTAACAACCCCTTAATGATTTTGTCCGCAGTTTCTTTAGCTTTATCCATATCGATATCAGGATTAGCATTTTTTTCTTTAGCAAGTTCTTCATCTTCTTTTCTTGCTAACTCGATACCCTCAAAAATTAATTCATTAACTTTGTGAATATCGGCAATATGTTGAATGGCTTTACCCACTCTTACATAAATTTTACCAACTACTTCGGCAAGTGCCTTACTGCCATCTTCATCAGACACCCTAACATCAGGCGAATGATAAAGCATATAAGTACCCATTCGGATTTCATCCTCAGGACATTCGGGAACTTTAAAATACTTCATTTTCATAAGTGTATAAATCTCCTACATCTATAAGTATAGATACAAATTGTTGAAAGTCAAATTTAATTTAGGTTGACAAACCTTGTCAGGTTTCAGAAAAACGAACGGCATTTTTCCAGAACACTCATCAAGAAGACGTTTGTGTATATATGAAAAAAATCTAAAAGTCAGAGCCGACCACTACGCAACTTACTTGCCGACTCCGACAAATCAAACTAAAAACAAGGCGTTGTTTATATGACTTCTCCTAGCCTAACTTACAGAGTATATATCCTCTATTGTAAGTTACAAACTACAGTTCCTCATCATAAGGATTGTGCCTTTAAGTCCCATCCTCTTTTTAGGACACCTTACTGTTGTTGGCAGTTGGATTAGCACTTGGCTTGAGTGTTTAACAAGTCTCATTTAATTAGCCTCGTGAATTTCGCTAACACCAAGTGGATAGTTCATTAACTGCTCAATTTCCCTATCAACCCTAAACAACAAATTACATTATAGATACAAATTGTCGAAAGTCAAGAATATTTTTATGATGACACCAGAAGCTCGAGCTTCAGGCAGGACTTTGTGTAGCCAATATGTGCTTTGCGTATGTGTTATTCTTAAATATATAATCTAAAACAACCCGCCGACTCCGACTCCGACAACCCAAAACCGACATTTAGCGAGTTGCTTTTTTATTTAGAGGGCGACCAAGAGAGAGAGGTGAGCAGATTATATTCCCATATCCGAATTAATATATAAAATATATAGTATTTATTGCATACATTTTGTTGACATTTATATTTTTGACCTTAGTATTAAAGACTAGGAGATTATATATTATGTCAACACGAAGTTTGATTTGTTATGAGGATGAACAAACAAAAAAAATATCCTCAATCTATTGCCATTTTGATGGCTACCTAGAACATAATGGCAGAATTCTAAATGCACATTATAAAGATTTTGTAACTGTTAAAGAATTAGTAGATGGTGGCAACATACGTTGTCTATCAAATACTATCGAAGATACAGAGTATTTTAAAAACCTAGAAGATAGAGATGGCTCAGAAGAACAAGAGAGAACTCAAACACACCTTAACCAATATATGTTATTTGACTATTTAAGAGCTGACATATTTATTGAGTGGGTTTATTTATTCAAGGATGGAACTTGGCACTATTCATATCTAATTACAGAAAAACATAAACAAGGAACTATGGAACAACATTTAGATATGTCTAATGTTGCTCACTCTTGTTGGAGATTACTCAAACTTGCAGACGAAGTTCAAGAACAAACAGAGGGGGCAGAATGAGTAATAGTAAAAAAATAATTCTACCTACTACAAAATGGGTTGAACTTTACGCAAGACTTTCGGAATATGTTTTAGAGTATTCATCACTTGACCAAATCTACAATGATGATGGAACTAAAACAGAAGAAAAACAAGACGAGTTTTGCAACATTGTAGATGATGTAGAAAACATTTTAAGAATGTTTTTTATCAAAGCAGACGAAGTAAAAGAACAAACAGAAACAAGGAGTGATGATGAGTAACTATTGGAATAAAAATGGTAAGTACCAAAAGTTGGCAGATAAATTAGAAAAGTTAATACCTGTTTCAGGTGAGGTAAAAAATCCAGAAGATAATCCTAAACTAGAAAGGTTTAGAAAACTTGTTAATGCTTACTACGATTTATATAACAATGGTGGTGGTAATGAGAATAGAAGAGCCTCTTACTACTTTCCAAGAGCAGTTACTTTTGCCAAGCATGATGATTGGGATAGTTGTTATGAGATTACTGAGCCAATTATGGACGAGGCAATACTAGAGGCAAGTGAAGAACAAGGAGTGAATGATGAAAGTTAAAGACCTTATAAATACTTTAAAAAAGTTTGACGATAATGATGAAGTAATTTTCTATCATTTGGATAACTACGACCTAAAAGAATGTCAGTTAGAAAGCATTTTAACAACTAATGATGATTTAGGTGTCGAGATAACAATAGAGGAAATAAGACAGGAGAACTAAGATGAGTAAGCCTAAATACATACAAGCAAACTATACTAAAACAATTGAATTTGACTTAGAAGAGTTGGGTATTGATTGGGATAAAGTAGATTATTTTTCAATTATACACTCTGAATTAGTTGTTAATTATACAGATGGAACTACACAAACTTTTCAATTTACTACAGAGCATGAGATTGATTGGAAGAGAGCAAATAGTGAAGCAGTCTTAGATGAATATTATCTCACCTTATCGGTGGAGGTGAATGAATGAGTAATGCAAGTATGATAGTTGAACTGTTAGATAAATTTCACGAAGACGATTTTGCAGATTTGTTAATCGAAATTAAAAAACATATGGAAGAGCAAAAAGAAACAAGGAGAGATAATGAGTGATATATATGAGAGAGCATTAGATTTTTATAACAAAGGGACTTTCTTACAATTAGAAGGCTCTGTTGGTAGAAGTTTCGTTAGTGACTATTTAGATACAGGTATCATCAAAACACTTGATGAGGTTGGCAACACAGTTGTTGATGGATATGGTAGAACAATACAGCTAAAAAAAGCAGT